TACCTGAAGAAGTAGATGATTTAAGATTTGCTATCCTTGATAATAGCAATCCGCAAAATGTAGACTATCATTACATACCATTGATATTTTTAGAAAGTTTTAATAGCCCTGCACTAGTATTGCGTATAGGTGACAAGACTATCAAAATGCCTGTAGATTGGCAAATACTAATTGGCGAACCTGAGATAGGTGATTTAGAAACATTACCCTTGACAAGCATTAATGATAGGGGCTTTAAAGCATTTGAATTCAACCCACTAAGTGCATTTCGTCCTAGCTTTCCTGATATTGAGATTATAGACATATACCATGATGTAACTTGGTATGCACCTAGGTTAAAGAACGGACAGTTTCTGTGTGTGCCAATTGACGATGAAAAGAAACCTAGATGTGTTTATTTTGTAAAAGAGATTAGCCGTAATTGTGAAATAGTAGATTATCAACAGTCTTGGTAAAATGGCAACAAAGAAAACTCCAGTAGAAGAAAAGTTTGAAAAACAAGACTTTGATTTGTTTGATGCATTAATTGCATTAGACAAGAAAGACTATAGCTATATAGATAGGCTAACAGAAGAACAACAACGGAAATTTGTTCCTTATATGATGACACATTGGATGAGTCAAATAAAAGCAAATAGTGGACTACAAGCATATTATGTGCGTAGTGTAGACTATCATGCTAACATACACTTATTCAATGAGAACGTACAAAAACATCCTAAGTTACAATGGTTGATGTTGTGTGCAAGCAGTCCAGGATTAGGTAAACAATTTCATCAATGGATACCCCATCTATCAACCAAAGTAAGTCAATTGAAAGAAACGCCTAAAGAAAAAGATGTTAAAGATTATTTTGGAAAAGTATATCCAAAAACAGATGATGGTAGTTTGCAAGAGATAAGCAAAGAGTTTGTGAATGAGCATAAAAAGAAAACCTATCTTGCAAAACAGTATCCTGATTTGAAATACACAGATATAGAATTGTTAAGCAGTTTAGTAACAGAAGAAGATATCCGCAGATATGAAGAAGACCGAGGAAACTAAACCAGCATTTAGTTGTGAGTTTTGCAATCGTAATTTTATTAGAGAAAAAACTCTAGTAACACATATTTGCGAAACTAAACATCGCTGGCTAGAAAAAGACAAACAAAGTAACCGAATGGGCTTTCAAAGTTTCCTACAATTTTACAAAAAACACTCAGCATCTAAAAAAGTAAAAACATATGAGGAGTTCATCAAAAGTGCATACTACATTGCTTTTGTTAAATTTGGCACATATTGTGTAGGCAGTAATGTTCTTAATGTTCCCCGATATGTAGATTGGTTATTAGCAAATAGTATCAAACTTGATAACTGGGCCACCGATACTAACTATACCAAATACTTGATTGACTATTTGCGTAAGGAAGATGCGTTTGATGCAATACATCGTAGCGTAGAATCTACAATTGATTGGGCAGAAAAAGATAACATCTTACCCAAAGACTATTTGCGATATGGAAACATGAATAGAGTATGTCAATTGATATGCAATGGTAAAATAAGTCCATGGCTGTTGTATTGTAGTGAGAGTGGTGTCCGTTTTCTAGAGACATTAAATCCAGATCATGTTAAAATAATCAATGATTACATTAATCCAGAACAGTGGGCATTGAAGTTTCATCGTGAACCAGAACTTAAAAAACAAATTACAGACACCCTTAAACAAGCCGGTTACTAAAGTAGTACTTGGTTGGACTCAGGGTCGTGCTGATATTCCTATATGGGATGAAATCTGCATATGGGCAATTGAACAGTTTGGGTTGCCGGGAACTAGATTTGAGTGGCATCCCGGAGAAGATAATATGGAATTCTATTTCTATGATGAACGTGACGCTATTCATTTTGAATTAAGATGGGGATGACAATGCCACTAGAAGATGAAATAGCAGACATGCTAGCTAAAGATATAGCTAAAGAAATAGATGAAGGCATCATGGTAGATTTATTGAAGGATATAGGCTGGACATCTGTAGAATTCTTTTACAAGGATAACTTTCATGCAGTTGATGTAACTCATTGGTTGATGGAAAACTGCCCAGGTAAGTGGCGCAGATTAAGTTCTTTCTATATATTTGAAGATATAAAAGAAGCCGAATGGTTTATCTTGAGGTGGATATGAGAATACTTAACAAAGACTTATGGCCGCATAGAATAGTGATACACAAAGATGAATCTAGAATTAGTCCAGAAATTGAAAGATGGGTGTTTGAAAAGTGTGGTCAATATAAAGGTCATTGGAACATGGTTTATATTTATGATGAAACTCATTTCTATTTTAAAGACGGTAAAGATGCCACATTATTTGCATTGAGGTGGACATGAACAGTAAACAAAGACGCAAAGCCGAACGCGGCCACCCTCATCATATTACTATCTATGCTCAACCAAATGAGATATATTTAGAGCATGATATAAAAGTAGTAAGGGCCTATCAATGGTGCAGGAAAAAATGCAAAGGTCATGTTGCAAGAATTTACTTTCACAATAAAGCTATATTTAAATTTAGTAATCAAAAGGATGCAATGTATTTTGCATTGAAATGGGTATGATTAAGAAAACACGATTGACTAATAAAGAGATGTTGTTTGGAACTAACGGTGGCTGGGCCGCAATGCGTAGTGTGAACTATGATGGTATGGGTAGTGTGTATGGTATTCCCTACTATCAAGTAACTCCGATTGTATCTAGCGGAAAATGGAATGATATGCTAGCATGGTGTGTTTCTACGTTTGGACCTAGCGGCACAGAAAATAAGCCGGGAGTATGGACACCAAATGAAAGATGGTATGCTAACAATGCTAAGTTTTTTTTTAGAGACAAGGAAGATTGTGAATGGTTTCTGTTGAGGTTTCAATGATTAATTTACATGAATGGAAATGGGCAGGTAGCAATTATGTTAGAGTTATTGACACTATAGATGTTGATATAAGTTATACTAAAAGACAAGAACTCTACGATTGGTGCAGTGAGCATAACATTGAGATAGAATATCAAGGTACTATGATGGGCACTGACGTTTGGCGAGTCAATGATGAGAAACATCGTATGTGGTTTAAATTAAGATGGTTATGAGGTATAATACGATTATTAAAGACGGTGCAGGTTGCTATCCTTGGAGGGAAACATTTGTTATTTTTCCTAAAAAAACAATCACGGGTAAACGATTAGCTTGGCAAAAACTATACAAACGTAGAGTTTGGGTGGTATGGGGGAAAGGGTTTCATATGGAACCTGAAACTCAATACGCTACATTATTTGATTTATTAACTTACGATGGCAATAACTATTAATCTTAAAGGTAGTCTAACTGCGAGACAGGAGAAATGGCTAGTAAAGAACGTAGGTCCTAGAATGTTCTACATACATAATAGTATTGGTGGACAGGGATGGGTTGCTAAACGTCAGAGTTATTCTAGGTATAGTGAACCAAGTACTTGGACTCTAACATTAGAAGATGAAAAATTGGCTACTTTTTTTGTAATAAAGTTTTCATCGTGATTAATCTTAGACTAGAAATATCTGCGGCAAAGACAATGGAAAAAGCTAGTGAATTACGTGCAGCCGGTTATGTGCAGGGTGTAGATTTTGATTTTGAATATTACCCTAGCATACAGGATAGATTTAACGGACCACCAAAATCTAGTTTTGTACTGTTTTACTTTTACAAAGAATCATTAGCAACTTATTATGGATTAAAATGGCAATAATGAAACCTTCAGGTACATTTGTACCACTACCAATCAGAGAAGATGAAATTGATTATGTGATCCATGACCGTACTTATATGGGTCGTGGTGACAAAGTACAATATGTATATGACTGTAAAAAGAAAAAAGAAGATCCAACCGATATTGTAAAGTGGTGTAGACGTAATTTCGGGGAAAGAGGTGTAGGTTGGGACTTTCTTTTAACCTCAGGAAATGTTACAATCATACTGTGGGATGACAAATTTAAAACTATGTATGAACTCTGGAAACAATAATTTTATATGATGAAAGAAATCAAAAAACACGAATTGTTTGAAATTTTAAAAGGTCCCCATATGATGAAAGACTTATGTGAGGAATATAGTAAACGTAAAGGTAAGAATGTCTTTAAAGAATTCCATGACAATGGTGATTGTGAACCACATGAAATAGATTTGATTTACTCTGGGATAATAGAGCATTTTTGTGATGGTGATTTTTATGATATACAATGTTGCGTAAGGGACTCATATGATAAAAATGAGGACATTTACCCTGCAGTAGAATTCTGGATTGACTTGAATATTGGAACCTCTCACCCTGCATACAATAACTATCCTAAATTAGAAAATTTTAGAAAGTCATATTCTATAAAAACTTTCTCACAGTTTGAAGAAGTTATGGATAGCTGGCCAGATTTTGTAAAAGAAGGGTTGATTAAAATAGAAGATAACCGAAAACTTTGGGAAAATCATCTATCCCCTGCCCCTGACACCAAAGTAGTGTATTATCATATAAAAAATTATTTAGGTGATGATATTAAAAATAGCTTTTCTCAAATCAAAGATTTTAAGAGAGTACCATAATGGCAAATGATGTAATGATAGATATTGAAAGTTTGAACACAACACCTGATTGTGTTATACTTACTATTGGTGCTGTGCGATTTGATCCTAAAGGCAATGGCGTTGCTGAACGATTAGAATTAAGACCTACAGTTGAGGATCAAACAGAGATTTACAATAGGAGTATTAATGAAGATACATTACGATGGTGGAGTGAGCAGAGCCCTGAGGCACTTGAAGAAGCATTGGGAGACACAGGACGCACACCATTTAGTGAGTGCATGGAGACCCTTTATAAGTTTTGTTGGAACCGTCGTGCTGTTTGGAGTAATGGTGCGCCATTTGACTTGGTTGTAATGGAACATGCATGGCGACAAACAAGTGACAAGCCTAATCCAATACCCTGGCCTTTCTGGACTATGAGAGATACTAGAACACTTTGGGAAATAGCAGGTGTTAAGTTACAATCAGGTGGACATGTTACAAGTCACAAAGCGGTAGAAGATGCTGAACGTCAGGCTATTGTTGTACAGCAAGCATATATGAAATTAATAAAAGCAGGATTAGTTGAACACAAATGAAAATTGGATTTAATTGTAGTAGTTTTGATTTGTTTCATGCCGGACATGTAACAATGTTAAAGATGGAAAAAGAATTGTGCGACTATTTAATAGTTGCATTACAAGTTGACCCCACGATTGATAGACCGGGCGTTAAAAACAAACCATGTCAAAGTGTATATGAACGGTACGTACAATTGCAGGCATGTAAATATGTGGATGAAATTTTGGTATACTCAACCGAATACGATTTACTACAAATGTTAATGACCCAAACTATTCATATTCGTTTTCTAAGTGAAGAATATGTTAATAGAGATTTCACCGGAAAGCAATACTGTATTGACAATGACATTGAATTGCACTATCATAAGAGACAACATAACTATAGCAGTAGTGAACTACGGGCTAGAGTTGCAAAGTTAGAAAATATGAAAGACGAAACAGTTAGTATCCCACAACATTCACCGGAACTTTTAAAATGATTATACTTATTGGACATGGATATATCGGTAAAGCGATAAAGAAAGAATTAGAACAACAAAATTTAGAACATATTTGGATTAAGCATAGTGACCCTGTACCAGCTGGTAAACGAACAATTATTAATGCTACTGGGTTTACGGGTGTACCTAATGTAGATGCTTGTGAGATTTACAAACAAGAAACAATTGATGGCAATGTATTGTATCCTTTGTTCTTAGAGCAGTCAGAGAAATGTCCTATTGTACATATCTCTAGTGGTTGCGTATATACAGGATATGAAAAACATTATAGTGAAACTGATGAACCTAATTTCAATTTTAACAATGGTAGTTTCTATAGTGGAAGTAAAGCATTAGAACAAAAACTATTAGAACCCTATATGAATAAGAGTTATCTGTTGCGTATTCGTATGCCTTTTAGTGATGACCATGACCCTAAGAATCTATTCAGTAAATTAGCACGTTACGAAAAATTGATTAACTATGAAAATAGTTTGAGTTATGTTCCTGATGTGGCTAAAGTTGCTGTAGAGTTTGCAAACAATCATAAGACAATACCTAAAGGATTGTACAATGTGTGCAATCCAGGATCAACTACTACTAAGTATCTATCGGATAGACTAGGTTTCAATAAAGAGTGGTTTACTAAAGAAGAATTTAAACAAGCAGTGGTTGCTCCGCGTAGCAATTGTGTATTAAGTACAGATAAGTTACAAAGTGTGTTCCCGATTCAAACTCTTTTATCAGCACTAGCTAATTGCATCCCTAAATATAATGAAATTTAACTCAGACATTGACATTGACTTTGGCAACAGAGATAAGATATTAGAACATATCAACCATATCCCTGCGGCAATGCGTAACGCCAAGCCAATACGTAAACATGCTACTGGTATCTATGTTACTGATATTCCATATGATGCTATTAATAATATGGCAAACATAGATTATAATGATGCTGAAAACAGAGGTTATATTAAATTAGACTTGTTGAATGTTCATGTATATGACAAAGTACGTGATGAGGCTCATCTAACTGAACTAATGAGTGAGCCTAAATGGGAAAGATTGAATGATAGGGTATTTGTAGAGAAGTTAATTCACTTAAGCAATCACTATAACAGTATGCAAAAGATGCCTGAGCCAATTAACAGTATACCTAGACTTGCTATGTTTCTTGCTATCATTCGACCTGCCAAGAAACACTTAATTGGATTAGATTGGAAGACAGTTAATCAAACTGTTTGGGATAAAGGCACTGATGGATATCACTTTAAAAAGAGTCATAGTTTAGCATATGCACATTTGGTAGTTGTACATATGAATTTACTTGAATCAGAGCATACGCTTAACCAATGTAATTGATTTCCGTTTACTTTTACGCTTGCTGAGTTCCAGCATACTACATATGGGCCCATGTAGGATAGTGAGACTTTTATTGTTAAATGTACGTATATATGGTTTGAAAGCGACCCAGTCGTCCTTAAGAAACATATTAATAGGTACCAGTCTATTACTTTCCCACCACCAGATATCGCCAAGT